GTAATCATGTTGATAAGAAAGTGAAGGTTGATCTCACTGATCTTGAAATTGATGATCCACAAGACGGATTCACTGGTGCATTCAAGATGACTCTAGCAGCCACTGGTAAGCCTGTTATTGTTCGTCTCAACACTGTAGCAGATGAGATTGCAGTGGAACAATACCTCTCTAAGCATGAAGATGCAGCTAACAAGTATGAATACCTCATGCGTGTAGCTTCAATCGATGTTGGTATTGAGTTTGCTCTTGAGAAGAAAATGGAATGGGTTGGTAATAATGTAAACACTAAAGAGATGGCAAAGATCAAAGAGTTCCATAAGCGTTTCCGTTATGGTGTGAAAACTCGTCTTGATCATGTTTGCTCTGAGTGTTCGGAGGTCACTCAGTTTGATCTTCCCTTTTCAGCACAAGACATTCTTTTCCCTGATGCCAACATGGGAGATATGGAATTCGACTTCGTATGACTTCTGTAAGGTGTTGAGGATTCAACCATCAGAATTCAGATCAATGCCAGTGAGTCAGATTGAATGGTTTATGAATAGAGTGAACCATGACATCAAAGAGAAAGACCCTTGGATTGTTCCTAAACAGGGTATCTTCTAAACGATAAAGACTCTCATTTGAGGGTCTTTTCTTTTGTCTATTAGTTGATAATGATTCTTATTCAAACGCTGATTTGCTATAGAGAAGAGTAATCAAAACTTAATATTGATGATGAAAATTACCATAGGGGAATTCCTACTATGGTAATTCATCTAACTCCTTGAAATCATTAAGGAAATTCCCCTTAATCTCCGTTAACGCAGCGTAGCGTAGTCGCAGATTGCTATAGAATAAGTAGTCTATGGCAATTCCAGTAAATATCTTCATATGAGTAAGTAGAGATACAACCAATGACAGAAGAAGACACAACAGCAATAGATGAGATTGTCTGGGTAACACCAGAAGGAAACATCGGGAGAGGAAGAGAGCTAACAGAATTCACATTCCAGTTTGAAGCTGAGTTCACACCAACAAGTCCTTCCTTTGGTACACCAATTACATACACCGTTTCTGATGGAATTTTCCCTGAGAGTTTAGCCCTTTCGTCTGAAGGGGTAGTAAGTGGTATGCTCACGGATATGGACGCCTATGTGCCAGAGTTTTCTAAGCCAGAGGGGTATGTCATTGCAGAGGATGGATCTAACTACGGATCGTATGGATCAGCACAGGCTTCTACGTACACAGCTTCCTTTACAGTGACAGCTTCTGGAGGAGAAGCATCAGCAGATGCTACATTCGATATTGTTGTCATCAACTGTTATACATCGGATGGAATGCAGTTCTTGAAAGACTACTCGGAACAGTATGGAGAAGATGATCCTAATGGTGGAACAGAGAAGAAGATGTTTGCCATAGAGGGGGTGGGTAAGGTGACAGCTCAGGAATACATCGATCACTTACAGGCTCAAGGGTTCCTTCAGCCGTGCAACCAATAGGAGAACATTTATGTCAGTACCAGTAACAAGATTATCCGATTTTTGCTCTGGTCATTCTTCGTTTCCAAGCAGACCGTCCTCAGAAGGCTCAGGAGACGTTTTCGTGAATGGGATAGGGGTACATAGGGAAGGAGACGCTTGGAGTCCTCACGCCTCTCCTAGCCCCTCTCCACCCCATTCATCTGTACTAGCAGCAGGATCATCAACTGTGTATGTGAATGGTAAGCAATGTGGGAGAATTGGAGACCCTGTTGCGTGTGGGTCTGTCGTAGTGGAAGGATCACCAAACGTATTCGCTGGCTAAATTATGCTATTTATAAGCCCCTAAATAAATCAAATAGGTTTATTTAGGGGCTTCCTAAAATGTCGTATACATACTCAGACTTCAAAACAGATCTTTCTGTTACAACAAAGGGAAACCCATCTGTTGTCTATGACAAAGATGTAATCATTCAGTCCCTCAAGACAATCTTTGCTACAGTGAGCGGTGAGAGGGTGAGGAACCCTATTGGTAGTGCATTAGTACAATTACTATTCGAGCCAATGACAGCAGCCACTGTTCGAGACATCAAATACGAGTTGAAGCGTGTCATTGAAATATACGAGCCTCGTGTAACGATCAAGTCTCTTCGTGTGAGACCAAATCCAGATCAAAACTATTATGACATTGATATCGATTTCTATATTGCAGAACTGAATCAACGAGCTGGGTTTCGTAATCGTCTACGTTCACTAGCCGTAATTTGAAGGATAAGAGATGAAAAACTATACACAGTACAATTATGATGAACTCGTCCAACGGATGACGGACATCCTTCGTGATGCAGAGGGATGGGGGGAAGGGTATCAATCATCCACTGGTCAGACATTGATTCAGTTGATGGCTGATGTCACAGACAACCTCCATTACATGCTTGAGCGTAGAACCAATGAGAACTACCTAGAGACAGCTCAATTGCGTTCTTCTGTGATTGCTCGTGCATGTGAGCTAGGCTACCGATACCGTAGAGCTGTTGGTAATAACGGGTACGTCACCATTAAGATTGCTGATACCGAGATTGATGGTGTCACCACTCCTGTCTATGCTGATGCTGATATCACCATCCCTAAGTATACCAAGATTATATTTGATGGTGATGAATATTACACGCTGGAAGAAGCGGTTATTCAATATCAAGAGAATGAAGTGAATGTGAAAGTGGTACAAGGATCTCTTGTAACCAACACGTACACTGTTGATGAGAATGGTAGTGTACTGATCACCCCCTATGAGTTTATTGATGACCAGTCTATCACTGTCTCCGAAGGTGGTGTTGAATATGGTGATGTGACAAAAGCTCTTGCTGATGTTAACAAACGCGCTCTTCAATTCCTCTCACCAGAAGATGCCTACTTTGATATCAAATACTCCGTAGAAGGAATGCGTATTGTATTTGGTGATGGAACATTTGGTAAACGTCCCTCTGGGGACGTAACGATCTCTTATATTCAAGTGAGCGAAGATGCTGAGTCTATCATTGCCACAGGGAAAGAGTTTGAGTTCGAAACTGCTCCTCTTGATCTTGATGGTGGAGAATACGAATGGTCTATTGAGAACACCACATCGATTCGTGGATACCAACCACCAGAAGACGATTACACAATCAAATGTAATGCAGTTGCTTACCATCGCTCCAATGGACGTGCTGTAACGAACAGTGATTACGCTTTTTGGACTAAGAAATCCAATGCAGCCAACATTGTTGATGCTAAAGCTTTTGGTGAAGAGGAGCTTGAGTCCCTTGTATACAATCTGAACAATGTCTATATCACCTATCTGAAAGATAATGGTGAAGATCTTACACTAGAAGAGCATAAGGCTCTGCGCGAGTTTATGGACAATGTGAAAACATCCGAAGCTCATATTGTGTTCAAGAATGCACAGAAGCTTTTCCTACAAGTGTTGTTGGACTTCAAGAAAAACCCAAATGTCCCTATCGCTGATGCAGAAGCATACGACATTGTAAAACGATTCATTGACAACTATTTCCGCCTAACATCAGGTTCTATTGGTAAGCAAGTGCAGTCTTCTGATTTGATCAAGGCTCTGTATGATGTGAAGGTGACTCGAAACAACATTGTCTACCCTGTCATTGATTACGCTAAGGTGGATTTGAATGGTGTAGTACCATTTGAATTCCCATTGAAGACCAATAAGGTGTTTGTGAACATTGGTACAAACTATTCTCCTGTCACTGGAGATGAATTTGTTCTATCACTCGAAAACCTTATTTGTAAGATTGATGTAGAAGGAACAGACACAAGTACAGAAATTCTCACTAAGATGCGTGACCGTATTCTTCAAGTGACTCCATTCGATGCTCGTGCTGTTCTTGGTGGTGTAGCATTTGATGCTTTCGGTAATCCTCTGCCATTAGAGATTGACCCTTCTGTTGGACAACTAATGCTGATTGGTGTGGATACTCCCTACTATTCCAACACACAGATCTTAGAAAACACTGCCATTGGTAGTACGTTGGCTCGTGTCGTATTACAGGCTGAAGCCGTTGATGTAGAGCATCTTTACTATTCTAGTAGGGCTGGACGAAGACCAATGATTCCGCTCCGAGTTGGTACTGTTGTCACTCTCACTGCTCCTACTGACACCAATGTTAACGTATACACTCGTCTGATTAAAGACGATCCATCAACTGAACAATTGGTTACTACGATTCTGGCTGGTACTACGTACACGGACACATTCAATGATGAACACATTCTTCAATTTGAATATGAGAATGATTCTTATCAAGATACAGTAGCGTATATCAACTACCCGTCATTCGATGGAAGCGCATTTGGTCTTGAGATTAGTAGTAAGGATAACTTCGGTCTGTTTAGTGTAATCACCACGTCTGGTGATCTTTCTAACTTTGTCACTGTCGATTATACACTGAAGCTTCCTGTTGGTGTTTCTGCTGATAGAACCGAGAATCTTCTCAAGCCTTCTAGTATCAAGATAGCATACACGGATGGGTTGGCTTATATCGAAGATAGGGGAGATGGGTATTTCAAAGATAGCATCACTGGTGCATTGATTCCTACAGGTTTTGTTGATTACGTGAATGGTGAAATAACACTACCAAACAACTTCCCTGATGGTGAATATCTGGTGATGTATGATCAGGATGAATTCAACAATTTCAAGGTAGATGATACCACTGTTATTCAGTTGATTCCACCAAAGGCATCTCTAAATAGCTCCACTATCAGCTTGAGTAAGATAAGGTTGGCCAATGGATCTTAAAGACTACTTAAAAAAGACGATACCAGAGTATCAACAAGGAAACCAGTCTTTAGATAGCTATCTTGATTCGGCTGGTGATTTTCTGAATGGTATTGCAGAGGCTATCGAACATTTTGACTTCTCTCATGATTATGAGAAGGGAGAAGCATACAACATCGAGAACTCGCTTCTAGGCAGAGGAGTGAATGCTCCTCGTGCCCTTCCTACTGACGTGAAGAGGCTCATTCTAAGAGACCTACAAGAGATCTTGTTGAAGAATGGCACAGAGGATGCTTTGGTACATTCTCTTCGTCTCATAGGCTTCAATGCTGAGATCAGACGGGGGTGGCTACCATCCCCAAGATCGATGAAGAAGGGCTTCATCAAAGACCCTGAAACGGGTGAGATGAGACGCTACGACATTGATAAGTATGTCTATACCGAACTTCTGTATGGTACTGAGGAAGTAACAGAAGATGGTGTGTTCTTCAATGGGTATCGTTATGATGACACCTTCCAAGAGAACATCATAGAAGGGCTTCCTATTCTTGGTGAAACGTATAAGACCTTCCCTGATTCTGATGTTGCTGTATCAAAGACTCCTTATGTGATTGTGAGGTTTGATGAAGGAGATTTCAATGTATCGGTTGAGAGCTATGTAGACCCAGAGACAGGGGAGGAATATACCTATTCGTCTGATGAAGAATTTAGACTCGTTAATGAAGTTATTGACTATTTCATTCGAGGACAGTTCAGACCAACCACCATCAGGGTTATTATCATTGTGTCTCTCCAACCATTCTTTGAGGAGATGGAATTAGAAGAAACATATGAAGAGGAACACATTTATTCACCCGATGGTGGCGATGAATATGATGAAACAGTTGGAACATTGGCAGAGTCTGCTGCGGTGCTGGCAACCGTTGATGTCAATGATACATCAGTGGGTACGCCTCTATTGATTGGTATGGAAACTCCTTATGATAATCAGCTTTCTATTATTCAGGCAATCAATATTGGTACTGATCAGATAGAAGTGAGTGAGTCTGCTTTCTGGGGTGAGTATACAGTGGAGTATAATATCTATCTGGATCAACCATACCCAATGATACCAGTAAGACCTCTTGTTGATATCACAACTCAATCTCCAACTGACGCGAACATGGTGGTGTATGGTGTTGTTAGGGATGCTGATGGTGACATGGTTGAGACATTGATATCAGAAGTACCAATCAATAGTCCTTTTACTTATACAACTGGTGTTGATTATCATTTCATTCGATTTGAATCAACATCATCAGAGAGTGTTCCTATCACTCTTGTTTACAATTCTAACTGAGGAATATTTTATGAAGATTAACGAAGACATTGGGATGAAGGGCACCCTTGAGATGGTGTTCCGTAACACTGAAACTGGTGAGATAGACGATCATTTCAAGGATGATAACATTGTTCTCACACAAGGGAAACAAGAACTACTAAGAGCATTCAATACGTTGAACAATAACGATCATAAAGTGAAGACGATTGTCATTGGTAATGACGTTGGGACGGGGACATTACTATCACCACAAGCTCCCCTTGCTGGCTATACTGAGTCAAATCAGACACCTGTCTATGAAGTGCCTAGTAATGAGTTCTTCATCGAATACCCATCTGTTAACAGTGTTCGGTATCTAGCTACAGTGAACGGGGCTAACGTAATGGCCGGATACCCAAATCAACCAAACGTCGTGTATACAAGTGCATCCATTCGTACGCAAGCTGGGAAAGCAGTGGCCTATCGAAGATTTGGGGCACGTACAATCTCATCTCTAATCTCTGTTGATATTATCTGGACACTTACAATATTGTGATTGTAAATAGAGATAGTCTACATAGGAGAAATGTATGAGTGATATTTTAGATGAAGATATTCGGTGGATTCAAAATGGTGAACCTCATGATGGCGAGGTTTACAACCGTCCTACCAGAGATCTTAAAACAGAAGTAAACACAAAGCTATCAGAGGCTTCTCAAGAAGCAATTGATAACAGTATTGTATATTCCATTGCATTGGGTTGAGGAGATAATTAATGGCTAACACATTACAGAGAGTGACAGGTGTAGCAACCACTCTCGGCACTACAATCGCAACTGTTCCTGCTGGGGCTACATGGACGATCATTGGTTGTCGTTTTTCTAATAAAGATTCAGTAGCTCCTCACTATGTCGATGTAAAGATCAATGGGGTGTATGTATCTGGGGCTGAAACAACTCTACCAATTGGTAGTGCGTTGGATATTATGATTGGTAGTAAGATCGTTGCCGTAGAAGGGGATGAGATCGTTGTTACATCTGACGCTGATGGTGTTGTTGATGTATATGTTTCATTCTTGCAACAGGATTGATAGGAGAGGAATATGTCAAGCAACGCTGTAAAAATTGCAAAGAGACAATCTCTTTATCAAAAATATGACAATACAGGAACGTCAATTCAATCTGATGACGTCCAAGGAGCTATCACAGAAGTGGCTGGTTCGCTATTCCCTTATCAGCCTGTTGGTAGTATTGGTGTAGCTGGAACAGCAGGATTTGGTATTGGTGTAGCTCCTTCTAATGTTGATATTGCATCAAAGGGGCTTTCTCCTGTATTCGGACATGATGATCCTCGTTCTGACTCATTTGGTAACTATATTCATACCAATGGGTCTATTATGTGTTTCATTCCTAAATTCTATTATCGTGTTGGGTCTGTATCATCACCCAACTACGACCGATATGGTTTGAACACTCTTGATATTGTTGGGTCTGAAACATTCCAAGATGAATCAGAAGCAAACGCTAATGGTTATATTCTTCATAGAGCATTCATTGATGGTGGACTAGCTCAAGAAGGGTTCTTCATTGACAAATATATTGCATCAAAATCCCCAACAAACGCCAACGTGGCTGTTAGTGTCAAGAATGGGGTTCCTATTTCTCTCACCGCTACAGCTTCTGGACTCACTACTTCGGCGGGGATGACAGGATGTACTGGTATCCTAGCAGACTCTGTTGTTCTATCTAAGGCTCGTGGTGGGAGTTATCAATGTTCCACCGTGTTCATGTATTCTGCACTATCAATGATCTCTCTTTGTCATGGGCAATATGCCACGAATAATGTTGATTGTGCTTGGTTTGATCCTACAGGTATTAACAACTTTCCTAAAGGGTGTAATGATGACAACCTAAGAGATGCTAATGATCCTTCTGTTGTGTTTGTTAGTGCTGGTGACAGCTTGTACCCTAGTAAGAACAGGACAGGATCAGGTGAGCCATTTGCGAAAACAACACATAACGGACAAAATTGTGGTGTTGTTGATCTTAACGGAACAATGTGGGAGACTGCGATTGGTTTAACAAGAACAGGAGCGTCTTCTACAGCTTCAGCAAACCTTTCTAATGATGTTCAGTATGTCCTCAAAGAGAGTGTCGTCATTTCGTCTCTAACAGCAGGATGGAATGGCATCACTGATATTTGGGGTAATGCTACAGGACTAGCTAACAACTACGACAGTTATACATCTAACCTAACATATGCGCCTTTACAAACATGGATTTATTGGGGTAATGGAGCGGTGGGAGTGTTTCCTAACGATCAATCTGGATTGAATCGAGCTTTGTGTGGTGTGGTTCCTCCTAGTGATGGAGAAGCGAGTGCAGTGGGTTTGAATGTTTTTGGTCAGGACGGAATATACAGAGACCGACGTGAAAACCTTTTTGTTCAATCTGGTGGTCTTTGGAGCACTGGGAGTTCTGCTGGTGTTTTCGCTCGCTCTTTCGGCTACTGGCGTTCTTCTGCTTACGGCAGCCGCTCGTTCCGAGCTGCCACCTTCTGATTCTTGAGCGAAGGCCGCAGGCCGAAGCAAGGGGCGAGGGCGGAAGCCCGTAAAGCCCCTCTTTGTACCTTGTCACTTTGCCTCTCTTTATTATTCTTTAAAACTATTAAAATCATTGCCCAATGGACTGGGCACTCTCTCCAAAATTTCCTCCCATCCCCAACATTCCCTTATAAATAGAATCATACCTCGATATGTCAACCAATCCTATAGGAATCTAACGACATGATATACGCATATGAACTACACAAAACAGAAGGCCCATACGGCACTGTCCTGAGACATGTTTCCCCTTCAGTAGAAGAAGGCGAACAAAACATCACTGTTCTTGGTACACTAGACGATACGATCTATGTTCATGTACCAGAAACACTAACACTTCCTGATCAGCCAGAAGAGATCAACTTCCGTTCTGTTGTCCTAACAGAAGAACAGAAAGAGCTTCTAAAGAAGCAGGCTCTCGTCTCTCTAAAGAAATCGTCTGTCAGAAAATCAATCGAAACTGATATTGGTGATGTTCATGACTTGATTGCCGATTGTATGAAGCTCATTGAATTCAATATGCTTCTAACAGCTCGTCTTGCTGCTGATTATTTCCAGACAGAACCAATGGATGTAACAACTAAACAGACATATGCTGATCGAAATCAGGCATTCCTGAATGCTGTCGCAATTGGTGATGTAACATTACGTGGGTCTTTCGAAGATGCTGATGAGATGATGCTTAAGATTATGTCACGCTACAGCAAGATTCAAGATCATGTTAAAACAGAATACATCGACCAACTAAAAGAAATTGGTCTAGACTAATAGGAGTGGAATATGTCTAACGGATATATTGGTGTTGCTCCTGTACCAAGAGCAAGTGTTGTTATCACACAGGGAACATTCTCTGTTCCTAGTGACAAAATTGTTGTTGGTGGAGGCTATAATGTTGGTAATGTTGTTGTATATGTCAACGGTGTTAGACTACGTTCTTCCGATTATACAGCAACAGACGGAATCAACATTGTATTCAATGAACAATGGGAAGCCGGAGATGAATACCTCGTAGAAGAATATAGAAACTTCGAGAAGGCGAATCATCCTACATATAATGAGCTTGAAGCTAAAACAGGGGCAACTCTTGTTGGCGTGGATCTTTCAGAATTTAATTCTAAAGCATCAAACACACAAGAAGCTCTTAATGAAGTGTATGCGGACATTGCCTCGTTGAAGAATGAAGTACAGGTTGATATTCCTGTCGGTAGTATTGGGCAAGCAGGTTGGGTGGGGTTTGGTGTAGGTGTATACCCCAATACAGACCTTCTAACAAAAGGGCTAACCCCAATCTTTGGACATGACAACCCGTATTCAGATTCATATGGCAATTACCAACATGATAATGGATCTATCATGTGCTTCATTCCTAAGTTCTATTATCGAATTGGTAATGTTGCTGCTGAACAGTATGATCGGTTTGGTGCTAATACGTTAGAAGTGGTGGGGTCTGAGACATACGCAAATGAGTCTGCGGCAAATGCAGATGGGTTTATTCTTCATAGAGCATTCATTGATGGTGGTGTTGAGAAGGATGGCTTCTTTGTGGATAAGTATGTTAACAGCAAGAGTGTTAGTGACGCGAATGTTGCTGTTAGTGTTAAGAATGGAATTCCTATTTCTCTCACCACCGATACCGTCTATACTAGATCTCAAGGAATGACTGGATGTACTGGTATTCTAGCTGATAGTATTGTATTGGCCCGTGCTCGTGGTACTGGATATAACGTTACTACTTTGTTTATGTATTCTGCACTGGCTATGCTGTCTCTTGTGCATGGACAATATGCAGAGTCTAGTAAATTCTGTGCTTGGTTTGATCCTACAGGTGTTACTAATTTCCCTAAAGGGTGTAATAATAACAACCTAAGAGATGTTAATGATCCTTCTGTTGTGTTTGTTAGTGCTGGTGATAGTGGAACAGCGAGTAAGCCTCTAGCTGGTAGTGGTGTTCCTTTTGATAAGACATCCCATAACGGACAAAATTGTGGTGTTGTTGATCTTAACGGAACAATGTGGGAGACTGCGATTGGTCTGACAATGGGTGGTAGTAGCAGTACAGCTTCTAATACTGTCGCAAACAATACCCTATATGTTCTAAAGGAAAGTGAATCTTTTGCTAACCTAACATCAGGTTGGAATGGAGCTACAGATGCTTTTGCAACTACAGCAAATTTGGCAT